TCTAGTAATGAAACAAGTTTTATAAGTTTGAATTTTCCAAATGGTCTGTTATATTGTTGTTTATCCGAAGCCTATAGTTATCTAAAAGGGCCAATGGATATGTTGCAACTATACGAAGGTAAATATAATAAAGAAGTACAAATGTTTGCTGGAGAACAAATTGGAAGAAAAAGAAGAGACGATTACACGGATGGTACTGTTAGGATACCTGTACAGTCACAACCACAATAGGAATTAAATTATGGCATCAACATTTACAACACTTGGTATAGAAAAAATGGCAACCGGCGAGAATGCCGGAACTTGGGGAGATAAAACTAATACCAATTTAGATATAGTTAACACAGCCGTTTCAGGTTATGTAGAACAAGCAGTAACAAACGGTGGTACATTAGCATTAAGTATTACAGATGGAGCATCAACTTCAACTGCACAAAACGCCGTTATAAAATTAACAGGTACAATAACAGGAAACTCTATTGTAACTGTGCCTGACTCTGTAGAAAAAGTTTATATTGTAACAAATGGCACATCAGGTGCTTACACTGTACAATTTAAAACAGCATCAGGAACTGGTATTACTTTTGGTGTATCAGAAAAAACTACAAAATTATTATACTCAGACGGAACTAATATTGTTGATGCGGGATTTAGTGGAGGACTTGATGTAGAAGGCAGAGAATTAATTTTAGATGCTGATGGGGATACAAGTTTAACTGCAGATACAGATGATCAAATAGATATTAAAGTTGCTGGAGCAGATCAACTTAAAATAACAGATGGTGTTCTTGCACCATCTAGCGATAATGATGTTGACTTAGGTACATCAAGTTTAGAATTTAAAGATGCATTTTTTGATGGTACAGTAACTTCAGATGCTTTTGCTGGACCACTTACAGGTGATGTAACAGGAAACGTTTCTGGAACTGCAGCAACAGTAACAGGTGCAGCGCAATCTAACATTACATCATTAGGAACTTTAACAACTTTAACTGTTGATGATATTACAATAAATGGAAGTACAATATCTGATGCTGGTGATTTTACATTAGATGTTGAAGGCGATATTATATTAGATGCTAATGGTGCTGATATTTTTTTAAAAGATGCCGGTACTACTTACGGATCACTAACTAACACTTCAGGAAATTTAATTGTTAAGTCAGGAACAACAACTGCATTAACATTTAGCGGTGCAAACGTTACAGTCGCTGGAGATCTTACAGTATCAGGTGATGATATTACTATGGGTACAAATACTGCAGGTAATTTATTAGTTGCAGATGGTACAAATTTTAATTCAATTGCTGCAGGTAGTTTATCTGAGATATCTACAGTTGCAAACGATGATGTTTTTATAGCAGTAGATACTTCAGGCGGTGGACTTAAAAAAATTGCACGATCAGCTATTGTAGCAGGACTTGCTACATCTGGTGCAATATCAAATGTTGTAGAAGATACATCACCACAATTAGGTGGTAATCTTGATATGAATGGTGCAGATATTGTTACTACTTCTAATGCAACTATTGATTTAGCACCTAATGGAACTGGAACAGTTGTTGTAAGAGGTAATACAAATTCTGGAGCAATAGTATTTAATTGTGAATCTAATTCACATGGGCAAACAGTTATTGCACAGCCCCACAGTGCATCTGTTACAAACACACTTACGTTACCAGCAGGTGCAAGTTCAACTTTAGTATCTTTAGTTTCAACTGATACTTTAACAAACAAAACTTTAACATCTCCTAAAATAAATGAAGATGTAGCAGTAACTTCTACTGCAACAGAATTAAATTTACTAGATGGAGTAACTTCAACAACTGCAGAATTAAATGCTTTAGATGGTATTACTGCTGTTGTCGGTGAACTTAATGCTTTAGATTTAGGAGCTACAGCTGTTGGAACTGCAATAGCTAGTAAAGCTGTTATATTAGATAGTAATAAAGATTATACTGGATTTAGAAATATTACTTTATCTGGAGAATTAGATGCAGGATCATTAGATGTTTCTGGTGATGCAGACATCGATGGTACTTTAGAAGCAGACGCAATTACAATTGCTGGTGTAACTCTTGCAGAAACAATTTCTGATACGACTGGAGCTATGTTTAGTAGTAATACTGAAACAGGTATTACAGCAACATATCAAGATGCTGATAACACTATTGATTTAGCAATAGCAGCTGCACAAACAACAATTACTTCTGTGCTTGCAACAGACCTTAAAATTGGAGAAGATGATCAAACTAAAATAGATTTTGAAACAGCTGACACTATTCATTTTTATGCAGGTAATCAAAATCAACTTAAATTAACTGATGGAGTTCTTGCTCCGGTTACAGACAATGACGTAGATTTAGGTACTGATTCTTTAGAATTTAAAGATGGTTATTTTGATGGTACTTTACACTGTGATGTATTAGATTTAGCGGGTACAGAAATTACTTCAATAAGCGCAGGAATATCAACAGGAACAGCTATTGCAATGGCAATAGTTTTCGGTTAAAAAGGAAAAGGAATAAATTATGGCAGCACCAAATATAGTATCAGTAGCAACAATCAAAGGCACAAGTTTTGCAGCAGTATTAACTACTACATTAACTACAACTATGGTTACTTGCGCAGCAGAAACAGTATGTAAAATTAATGTTATTAGATGTACAAATGTTACAGATAATGATGCAACAGTTACATTTGATTTTGAAGTAGCAGGAACTATTGTAAAAATTGCAAACGAAGTTACAGTGCCAGCCAATTCAGTAGTAGACATTGTTGATAAAAATTCATCACTATATTTACAAGAAACAGATTTATTAAGAGGTGGAGCGTCAGCTGGAACAACTGTGCATGTGCTTGTATCATACGAGACACTAATAGATTAAGGATATAACTATGGGAAATAGTTATCCATCTAGATTTAATGCTAACGGGGTTTGGCAACTTAACGACCTTTATAAAAATTCAATTACACACAAAAACTTTCCAAGAGGTCATTCTCGGATGGTTCAAATGGGAGGACAAACTCCGACTTACGTAAACACTATGAGTTTTATTACAATGGAAACATTAGGTAATGCAGAAGACTTTGGTGATATGTCAACTGCAACTATCGAACCTGCTGGAATTGGAAGTGCTACAAGAGGGGTATTTGGTGGTGGTAGAACCAGTGGAGCAAGAGTTGATGTTATAGAATTTTTTACTATTATGACAACAGGTAATGCTGCTGACTTTGGAAATTTAACAGTGGGTAGACAAAGAGCTGGTGGTATAAATACTGACACTAGAGGGGTATTTGCTGGAGGCATCAATGATTCTGCTGCTAAAGTAAATACAATTGATTTTATAACAATAGCTTCAACGGGTAATGCCACAGACTTTGGAGATATGACAGCTAATATATTTTCTTCTGCTGGTGGTCAAAGTAATACTAGAGGAGTTTTTATGGGAGGAGCTACTCCAACTAAATTAGCAACAATAGATTTTATTGAAATATCCACTTTAGGAAATGCAGCAGATTTTGGAGATTTATCAAGAGATTGTACGCCTACGGGTAATGGTACATCTAATAGAACAAGAGCATTTACTATGGGGGCAGAAGTTAGTGGTGGTTCAGATGATATTATAGAATATATTACAATTGCTTCAACGGGTAATGCAACTGATTTTGGAGATATGGCAGCAGCTGTTTATGGTAGTGGTTGTGCTACTAACTCTACAAGAGGTATTGCAATGGCAGGATTGTCTGGTGGTCAAAGTAATGTAATTCAATATATAACTATTGCTACAACAGGTAACGCAACAGACTTTGGTGATGACACAGTAGCTCACCATAGAAATGGTGCTTGTTCAAATGCTGGTGGAGGACTTGCTTTAACTTCGTAATTATAGTATAGTCTATTTATGAAAGTTATAGATAATTATTTAGGAAAAAATAATCATTCAATATTAAAAAACACAATGGAATCAAATAGTTTTTTTTGGTTTTATAATCCAACAAAAATTACTTTTAGCACAGACTTGTTTAATTATCAATTTTCTCATATATTTTATACTAACAATTCTATCAACTCAGACTATTTTAAAATATTAAAAGATTTATTAGAAAAAATTAAACCATTATCTTTAATAAGAATTAAAGCAAATTTAAACCCTATTTCACATAACTTAGTTGAATCTAAAGAACATGTTGATCAACCTTTTAAATGTAAAATAGCTATTTATTATGTAAATAGTAATAATGGTTACACTATGATTGATGGTAAAAAAGTTGAATCTGTAGAAGACAGAATAGTTTTTTTTGATTCTGATGTAAAACACTATGGAACAAATTCTACTAATTGTAAAAACAGAATGGTAATTAATTTTAATTATTTTTAATGAAAGATATATTTTTTCTTAACGGACTGCCAAGAGCAGGTAATACAGTATTTGGTTCTATTATGAATCAGAACCCCAACGTTGCTGCAACAGCAAATAGTATTTGCGCTGACATGATGGGTGAGTTGTTCATGCTTAAACGTACCGACATATTTAAAAATTACCCTGATCATAAATCATTTGATAATGTAGCAAAAACGGTGTTTGAAAATTATTATAAAGATTGGAAACAAGATTATATAATAGATAGGGCACCTTGGGGAAACCCTATAAATTTAAAATTTTTAAAAGAAACAAGATCTAATGTAAAAATTATAGTTCTTGTTAGAGATGTAATAGAAGTATTAGGTTCATTTATTAATTGGTCCAACAGAGAGCCTACGGCATTTGTTAATCAATATAATGCAAAAACTGTAGAAGAAAAATGCAATATGTTGATGAACCAAAATAGTCAGATTGTAAAAGAATTAATAGGTATAAAACATTTAATTGATCAACAACCTAAAGAAATATACCATATAGTAAAATTTAATGACCTAGTAAAAAATACAAAAAACACCATAGATGGTGTATATAATTTTTTAGGTATACCAAAATTTAAACATGACTTTAATAACATAGGTCAATTTAAAGTAAACGACATGGGTTATGATGATACCATAGTCGGCAATGGGTTGCATACACTAGAAACTGGTGCTATAAGTGACTATAAAGAAAAGTATGATGCGTATAGTATTATACCAAAAAGTATCATTGAAAAATATAAACAATGCAATTTCTGGGAGGAAATATAAATGTCAAATAAAGACCTAATAATAAAAGAAATATCAAACTCACCGTTAGTTAAAAAAGAATACAAAACAATGTTGGATAATATCCACGCTACTTTGCCAGCTATCAAACAATCTAGTTCAAATTTTTATAAATCACACTCACAGTTTATGGGTGTTATGTTAGATGTAACAGCAATTACACCTATAAGATCAGTTAAACATACATTAGCTGAGATTGATAAAACTAGAATGGCTTTAGAAGAAGCTCATCTTAAAATGAGAAAAAAAGATATAGAGCTTAGAGAAAAAGAACATAAACTTAAAACAGACTTAGATATGACCGAGTTTGAAAAAGAATTACTTGAGACAGAGATTCTTGAAATACAAGTTAATATGAATAATATTCAAAACTCTATTACAGGCGCTATTAGAAAAATGAATTTTTTTACTAATCAATACAAAAGTATTCTTAAAAAACTAGGTAAAGAAGACATTACTGAAGAAGAGTATGAAAAAGAAGAAGCTAATTATCATGTTATGACTTGTATGAAACAGGCTTTAAATGCAGCTAGATCAAGAGGTGGGGTTATTGACGAAGGGAACTTGATTTATCTCTTCGATATGGGTATAAACAGTGCACAGGCACAAGCTGAAGTTTATGCATATCTTAAAATGGAAAATGATATGATGGATAAAGGCCAAGCGCCTACACATGAAATGACCATGCAATGGTTAGAAGCGTGCGCAGCTAAATTTTCACAAGACGCAAACAAGTTTGCAGAACGTAGAGGATTTAAGTTATACGACGAAGAGTCGCTTAATACTAAATTAATAGATAATAAGGATAAAACAAATGGCAAATAAAATAATTAAATATAATTTGACTAGCAGTGGAACTATTCCAACTTTTATAGCTGATGGTGGATATTATCCAAAAGCAAATGGTGGTTCATCTCCTCAAGACTGGGATTTAATTGGTGCAACAGTAGATGAATCAGATGAAACTGGATTAGGTGAATTAGCAAATGCAGCAGCAATTAAATCTTATTTAGATACTTATACTTCTGAGTGGACTGATGGTTTTGATGAGAATGGTGATGCTATTGCTTTTAATCAAACTAATGCAGCAAATGGTATTTGGGCTAAAAAAATAAGTTAGGAATTTAAATGGCTAACTATCCACAAATAGATGATTGTTCAGGCATATGGAAATTAAAAGATGTTAAACGTGCTGTCATGGGTGGTTATTGGCGAAGTGCAGCAGGAGGCACAAGCAGAGGTTTATTTATAGGTGGGGACGAAAATCCTGCTGCTTCAAATGTAATAGATTTTGTAACAATAGCTTCTACAGGTAATGCAGCAGATTTTGGAAATTTAACTGTTGCAAAAAAATTAGTAGCAAATGCGGCTGGAAGCCATACAAAAGTTGTTAGTGGTGGAGGTCAAACTCCAAGTTTAAGTAATGTTATTGATGATATTGTAGTAGCTACAACTGCTGATGCAACAGATTTTGGAAATTTAACTGCAGCAAGAGCGGGAATTGGAAATTCTTCCAATGCAACTAGAGCACTTTTTTTTGGAAGGTCTGCTCCACTTAATGCAACAGATTATGTCACAATGGCATCAAAAGGTAATGCAGTAAATTTTGGAAATGTAAACGAAGGTAAAACATATCATGTATCATTTGCTTCGCCTACTAGAGCTATAAAAGGTGCAGGTTCAAGTTCTTTAAATATAGAATTTGTAGAAATTGCTACAACAGGTAATGGAATTGATTTTGGAGATTTAACAGCTTATCATGATATGGGTGGTGCTGGTTCTAGTTCCACAAGAGGAGTTTTTGGAGGAGGATATGGCCCTAGTCCTTTCAATGCAAATAGTGGTGGTGTAACTACGATAGAACATATTACTATGGCTTCATTAGGTAATGCAACTGATTACGGAGATCTTGTAGTAGAAATAACTCATTACCACGGAGCTTGTAATAATAGTGTTAGACTTCTTCATGGAGGTGGTGCAGACGCAAGTGATAATCAACAAGACTCAATAGAATTTCATACAATAACTAATGGTGGGAACACTGTTGCATTTGGAGATTTAACTGTTACTAGAGGATCTATAGGTGGAGGATCTGCATGTCACGGTGGTTTAAATAATGGGACAGGAACATAATGGCTGTTTGGGATATTAAAGAACGATACGATTTAGCTAGAGCTAATCAAGATAGAAAAGGTAATATAGGATTGCATTTTTTAGCTTCCACTACTAGTTTATCTAACACTGTTAATGAAATAAATGTATCTGTAACAGGTGATGCAGTTGATTTTGGAGATTTAACTTTGGCAAGATATGGAGCTGCATCTGTTGCTAGTGCAACAAGAGCGGTATTTGGAGGTGGTTATATTCCAGGAGCTGGTAAAAGTAATACAATAGATTATGTAACTTTTTCAGCAAAAGGTAATGCTGCTGATTTTGGAGATTTAACTAATATTGGTTTTAATCTTCAAGCAGGAGTATCGGATCATGTAAGAGGAATTTTTGGTCCAAGACTTACCCCTGGTGTGACTAATACTTTAGATGTTGTGTCCATGGCATCAACAGGTGATGCAGTTGATTTTGGAGATTTATCAGTTAGTAGAAATCAAGGAGGTAGTCTTTCATCTCCAACAAGAGGAGTTTTCGGAGGTGGGCAAACACCAAGTAGAGTTAACACAATAGATTTTATAACAATAGCAACAGCAGGTAACGCAACTGACTTTGGAGACATGGCTGCAGTGTCTTCACAAGCCGCTGGTGTTTCTTCTTCAACAGTTGGTTTATTTGCAGGAGGTTCAGATAACTCCGCCGATACTAATGTTATACAATCACTAACTATTGCTACAACTAGTAACACAACAGATTTTGGAGATTTAACTTTAGCAAGAAGATTAGGTGGAAATGGTGCAAGTAATACATTTAGAGGAGTATTTATGGGTGGTTATATTGATTCTCCTGGAACAGGTGGTAACATCATAGATTTTGTAACAATAGCATCATCGGGTGATGCAGTTGATTTTGGAGATTTAATTGCAATTTCATCTTCAGGAGTGTCAGCTTCAAATGGACACGGTGGAATTAACGAAGATATAATTCAAAGACCATCAGTAAACTATATGCCTGGATCAGGGAGAGCACTTATTGGTGGTGGAGATGTTAGTCCTGGTAAAATGGTAGATATGATACATATTCCAACACTTGGTAATGCTCTAGACTTTGGAGACTTACCAGTACAACATTATGGAACGGGTGCATGTTCTAGTGGCACAAGAGGAGTATGGGCGGGAAATACTGATAAAGCAGTTAATATCAGTTCTCTTGAATTTCAATCATTAGGTAATGGTTCTGATTATGGTGATTTAACATTAGGTAGACAAAGATGTTTTTCACATAGTTCTACTACGAGAGGTGTTTTTGCTGGTGGTCAAGCAGGAAGTGCTCCAAACTATACTGAATATAATACTATAGATTATATAACAATTGCTTCAGCAGGTGATGCTACAGACTTTGGTGATTTAACAGTTGAAAGATGGTTTGCTGGACCTGGTGGATCATCAACAAGAGCAATTTTTGGAGGTGGAAGAGGAGAGGGTTATAAAAATACAATTGATTATATAACTATAGCTTCAACTGGTGACGCAACAGATTTTGGAGATTTAACAGTTGTGAGTGGATACATAGCTGGATGTTCT